ACTTAAATCAGCTTTCCATTGGCCTCTAGGTTTTCCATTTCCATCAAGCAATATAACTACTGGTACAGAAGTTATTCCCTGTTTAATTGACGCTTTTTGATCTTCTAAAAAAGCTTTTTTTATTTTTACATTATCAATACCTTTTAAATCATAATCATTTTTTGTATTCCATTTAGCATTTATATGCAATAGTGTTAAATCTTGTGCGGTGACATTAGCCACTACAAATAATAATAAAATTGTAATTAAATTTTTCATCTTTTATAAACTTTATCTTCTAGTTCTTTAATTGATTCTTTGTTATCTTCAATATCTTCTTTCAATCCTTCAGTGGATTTTTCAATCTGCAATATTGTTGAACGAATTAATTCGTCTTTTAGCTGGAATTCCATTTGTTTTACAAATTCTTCCGGGTTTTGTTGATTTTGTAGTTCCTTTATATCTCCTTGCAAAGTAAACCACATGCTCGCTAGAGCCAGTACTCCACCTACAATGAGACCTATAGTTTTTAAATCTAGTGTTAATTCAGTTGATTCGTCGACTTTCATTTTTGTTTGTTGAGTTTTTTAATTTTTAACCATGTGTATATTATAGTAGATAAAAGTAAAATTATTTTTAACCACATCTCAAGATTAGTAAAGCTTATCATTAGTGTAGCAGAGTTAATCGCGTATAGTTTCATATCGGTAAAATTCATTTTATTTTCTTCCTTTTAATAAAACTTCACCTGAAGGTCTTTTGTCTGGATTATCTCTAGGTACAATTTTATTACTGTTATTATTATTTGAATTGTTATTACTGCTTCTAGTAGTAGATCCTTGACTATAATTATAATTATAATAAGTATTATGATAAGGTTTATACCAATTGCTATAACCATATCCAGAACTATAATTTATAATTCTATAGTTTATAGGCCTTATAACATCTATAGGTATTTTTAACGTATCACCTTCTTGTGTAACAGCTAAAACGTGTGTTATTTGTATTTGTGGTCTTTTTTGTATTGAGCAACTACTTGCAATAGCAATTAGTGCAAAAAGGACAATTTTCCATAATTTCATTATTTTGTGTTTAGTTCTATTATTTTATCTATTCTATCTGATTCAAGGCGTAAAGCTCTAATATCTTTTTTACTTACACCTAGTTTTATTAAACTATCTATTTGTTGTTGCTTAGTTAATACTTCTATTTGATCTCTTCTTTTTAAGTTATTTATTTCTTTATTAGATAATCCTTCAAATCTTTTTTCTTCTTCTAATCTTTTCTTTTCTTCTCTTTCTTTTTTTAACTTATCTTTTCTTTCCTGTTTTTTTCTTTCTTTCACTTCAATTTTTATTTGATCTTCCTCTTCATTCGGTACACCTATATCCCATGTCCTCCAGCCTAATGCCAAAGCAATCCTTTCTAATGATGAATTTCTTTGATCAGTCATTTCAACTAAAGCGTCTACTTCAGCTATAGCTCTTTCTAAAGGCACATTTAATAATGCTTCTGCGGTTGATCCTAAAACGTTGTATGATGGGCTTAAATTTAATCTACCATCTCTAGTTATTTCCCAACCTCTTTCTTCTATAACATCTTTTTCAAACTCTCTAGTTTTTAGGGCATTGTTTAATTTTCTAAGTTTAGAGCCTATTACCGGCGATAAGTTGGCGGCTTCTATTATTATATCTGCATTGTCTTTTGCAAAAGGATCTTTTCCTTCGTTTTCATAAAATTTAATAAGTGTATTTTTTAATGTAGCGGCTATAGCTCCATAAATACCAGTACCTCTTAATATAGTGTCCACCATATTATTAGCTATTTTGAGCTCTTTCTTTCTTTGTCTTTGTTCTTCAGTTAACTCTTCTTCATCATCTTCCCCACCAAATCCTGGTATAACAGCAAATAGTGCATTTTGTAAAGCTGCAAATATAAAGTTTTGTACAGCTCCATAATATATTATTTTACTTATATATGTTGCATCACTTTGTGCTTGAGTTAGTCCTGGTATTCTTCTTCTATTAATTAAATCTTGCCCTGCTCTTTTCATCTGCCTTGTATATTGCATTGGAGTATTTTGGAAGTTTAATGTAACCCTACCTAGTGGACTTGCCTGCTGTTCTGATATCATTGCTGGATCTGCAGACTGCTGGGATTCTTCTGATATTCTTGAAAAATCTTCCCAAGCTTTTTTCTCTGCAGCTTGTTGATTCATACCTTGTTTTAAATATGTATTAATTCTATTTCTATAAAATGTAGCACCACCAGAAGCAATAGCAAAACTATCTGCCATTTGTGTAGGGGTAAAACCTATTTTTAATAAATATGCTAACACAGCTTCAGCTTTATTAGTTGCACCTCTTACAGCATCTGCAAGTTCTGCTTCATTAATATCACCTTTTAATCCTGCTCTTCTTTCTTTTAATTTAGGTGAATTAAATATAAAAGCAAAATCAGACCAATATTGTTTTTGATTTGCAAAAGCCATAGCAGCTTTTAATGGATTATTATCACTCCAATTTATAAAGTTTACAGAGGATATAGTTTGTAATAAAGCAGATTTTCTATTAAAAAACATTATAGCACCTACAGATCTATTAATCCAATTATTAAATGTGTTTGTTAATCTATTTGTGCCCGCTTGTCTATTTGTACCGTTTTTCATACGATAAATCGTATCCTCTAATGCTTCCCTTACATTTCTTCCATAAGCAGCTTCAATTTTTCTTAAATTTTCTGGACTAAATATTTGATCAACATTTTGCATAAAGCCAGAATTTTCTAAAAACTTTTTTCTACCTTCACCAGATGTAAATCGATGTATATCTGATTGTATTGTTTGCACATCAAACCCACCATTTGGTTTCAACCATTTATCTTGTTTAGATATCATTTGTAAACCTCGGGCAAAACTAGCCATTACAGGATCGTTTTTAATAGTGTCCACTAATATTTTAGCATCTCTTTTAGATAAACCAGCGTCAGCTACTAAATCATACCCAGATTGATCCATTAAATAAGCTCTAATAGCATGGTCATATGTAAAATCAGTTTTACCTTTTGTAGGTATCTTAGTACCTAATTTTTTCCTAGCTTCAGGCATACCTTTTAACAAAGCCGCATAATCATTTTTTAAAGCCATTCTAGCTCTTTCTATTTGAGCTATAGCTTGCCAATAAGGTTTTAATAAATTTTTATCAAAAAATTCAAATTGTTGTTCTCCAGTTTTACCTTTACCTAAAAAGTTATATAATAATCCTTTAAAGTCTTCGGCGCCAGGTGGTATGAAAAATCTAAATCTGCCTTTACCTTTACCTCTTCGCTTAGCAACAACTTCCGAAAATCTTGCTTTTGAAGTAATGCCTGTATTTTGTTCTATTATGTCATTAAAATCTTTACTTAAGCCTTCAGGTTGATTATCTTTTAATTTTTGTATAGCTTTTTTACCTTTTTTAGAGTTTTTAAATTTATTGCCATCTAATAGAGTTTTATTGATACCCTCTTGGCCGTCCATGTCTAGGGTATTTTCAGAAAAATCAACTTCATCCTTTGCAAACTTATTATTGGACTCTAAAATATTTACAATGTTTTTTTGATCCTCGAGTTTATCTATACTTTTTGTGGAGGGTTCAATATTTTTTAAATCCTTACTTTGTGGTATTATTCTAAGATTTATAGTATAAGCTGTACCATCTGCTTTAGTTGTACTTTTATTAAAAACAGGCCTAACATAAAATTGTGCTTTTAAATCTTCTAATGATTCTACACCTAAGTTATAAATATCTTTACCTATAGCAAACAGGCCTTTACCTTCTATTTGCATATAATAAGTGGGCGTGATTTTGTTAGCATATATTTTAGCAATATCAGCAAAAGTAAAATCACCTTTTATATCAGGATTAGAAAGCAATTGTTGCCAACTTATACCACCAATTTTTATTTTAAAATCATTACCTCGTTCAGCGACTAATTGGTTTCTTTGTTTTGGCGTTAATTTTGTTTTTAATGTATAATTTTCTATACCTAATACACTTTCAATTATTTCTTTTAAAGCATTTCTTTCTAATGGTGTTAATAATTTTTTAATTATTTTGTCATCACCTAAAGGATTGTTTTCAATAGTAAAATTCTTTAAATTAAGTTTTTTACTTGCTAAATCAATATCACTAACTGTTATACTACCTAATTGTGCATCTGCGGCTTTTATTTCTATATTAAATGGTTTCCAATTTGGTTTCTCTAATGTCCCTGTATTTATTTCTACTTGATAATCTGTTTTTTGGTTATCAGTTTCTATACCTTTATTTTTAACCCTAAATTTATCTTCACCTAATTGATTTTGTAAGTCTAAGCCAGTTAAAATTGCTTTTGCTTCTAATACTAAAGGTTTTAATGTAGTTTTAGCTTGTGTTAAAACTTCATTTAAAAATCTTGCATCATCAGGGGTATATTTACCTCCTAATATATTTTCATCAATAGCAGCTTGTAGTGCGTCTTTTATGATATTAGTTAATTTTCTTTTTGCGGTATCAGTATTTTTATCTAATAAATTTCTATAATCTGTATTATCTAAAAACTTAGACATTAAAGTTTTTTGGGTCTTACCTAAGGCATTCTCAGAAAATAATATATCAGGTTTCATAGAATCTAAAGCAGCTTGAGTTGCTTTAACTTCTTTACTTTGAACATCTGTATCTAAAACTCTGCTGGTAGCCCTTAAAGACATTTGCTCAGCTAACGCTTTTAATATAGCTTTCATCATTTGCTCTTGAGGCTTTCTAGGAACATAGTTTGGATCTATTTTTCCATCTTTAATACCTATAGCTTGCTCATATCTAGCTTTACTCCATTGCTTAGGGGTTCTTACATATTTACCACTACCTAGTCTTTTTGGTTGATTAAAAAACTCATTTAATAAATTTCTACCATAACCAAGTGTTACACCGCCAACTTTTACAGGTTTACCACCTTTTACTTTGGATTCTACTGTTTGTACATCTGAATATGCTTTACTTAATACAGCTGTTTTAACTAACTGACTAGCTTTAAATAAAAACCTCTGTACTTTTTTAGCATCCTGATTTAAATTTTGTGCAGGGTTAGATATCTTTTTTGGATCCATACCTAATGCTTCAGCTAATACATCATATGGTGTTATTTTAGCTCTTTGTGTAGGCGTTAAATTAGGATCTGATATATTTACACCTTGTTTTTTAGCATTAGCTAAAACTGCTTCAGTAAATTTCTTTTCAAAATCTTTAACATCAATATCTGGATTTATACTTTTTATTGCATCAAATATTTCAGTAGTAGGTGTAACTTCAGGTTTTGCAACCGTTGTTTCTTCAGTCGTTTGTTGCTTTTCTGCTTTTCTTAGCGTTGCTTCATCGCTTAAACTTTTATCATCTTTTTGTTTAGCGCCTAAATCTGCAGCAAGACTGTTTAATCTTTGCATACCAGTGTTAGCCATATATGCGTCAAAGGTAACTTGTTTACCTGTGTTTTTAGATACTTCTTTTCTATAATTATTTGCTATTTCAAGCAATAAATTTTCAGCACTGTCTTTGTATAATTGTTTAGGTACAATATTTTTATTAGATGCGCTCATTCTAGACCAAAATTTAGTAGTGGCTCTTGACCTGATTTTACCCACCATATCATTTATCTGTTTTTCAGATACTTCTAAACCTTTTTCCGATAAATTTTGCGCAATGTCTGTTGCACTTATGCTTTCGGAAAATAAAACACCTTGAGGTGCAGATCTAATTGGTTTACCTGTTTCAATATTTAATCCCGCGGTTTCAACCTCTCCTTCAAATGCAGCAAATTTTTCTTGTAATGCAAGTTGTATATTTTCTCTGTTTATTCCTTTTGCATTTTTAAGCTTTTCTCTTAATTCATTTGCTGTATTTTGAGTTTCTAATTCATCAACCTTTTCTATTTGCGATTCAATTTCTTCTTTTCTTCTTTGCCTAAGTATTGCATTGCCCGGCCCCATATTTTCATTTTCCTGTATCATAGCGTTTAGCTTCGCTATACCTTTTAATTTATCTGATTCTAATTCTATGTTAAATTCTGTAGAACTATCTTGCTTACCTTCTGGTATAGCGTCTGTTGAAAATTGCTCTTCAACCTCTATATCTTCCCTAGCCTTTGATCTACCGGTAGAATCGAAAGTATATAAATTTTCTACTTTACCACCTTCAACATTAGCTGTTCGTGTAGCAAAATCACTTATAAAAGAATATATATCATTAGTTGTCTGGAAAGGATTTAATACATTTGCAACATTTGGATTTGCTCGAGTAAAAGTTTTATTTAAAAGACCTTTTAATCCATAAGCTAAATTCATTTCATTAGGTTTTATATCACCTAATAAAATTGCTTCACCAAAAACAGTCATTACTTCTTCTATGCTTCTCTTTTTACCACTTTCTAATCTTTTTAATATTTCTGCACCTCTTGCATCTTTAATATCTCCAGAAGCAATTTTACTTTTAATCAACTCAGTTAAGCCTAATGTAGCATTGTTTACGCTATCTTGTAATTGTGCAGTGTTTTCTTCATTAAATAGTCCAGCTGATTTAATTTGAGTATGTAATAGTTCATGTAAAGGTGCAACTGCTGCTGTTAAAGCTTGAGAAGTTGTTCCACGTCTTATTTGATCAAAAATACTTGATTCATTTATAACTATTTCACCTTTTTGAGTTACCCAAGCTGAATTGTTTTTAAATGCTTCTATTTTTTTTGGATCTGTAATATTATTTTTCTTTAGATAATCATCAACAGCTTGTTGATCATCTAAAATTATACTTTTACCTTCAAATTGGAATGAAGCAATATCTTTTGCAGCATCATAAAAGTTTACTCTACCAGTTGCTATTATATCTCCTACTGTTTGTAATTCTTTATTTTCTTTTAATGCTTCTTTGGTATTTTTATTATATTTTTCTAGAGTTTTGTTTTTTAGTATATCTGCTTTTTTTGCATCAGCAGCTTTTAATTTATCCTCTAAAGCTTGGATATCATTTAGTAATCCTGCTTCACCAAAATTAGGGTCGTTAGTTAATGAATAATAATCTTTTTCTAAACTTCTAATTTCATTATTTACTTCTATTAAATTTTTTCTTTCATTAGCATCTAATTTAGTCCATGCATTCATTGTAACAAAATCAGAAACAGCAGCCTCTTGGAATAAAGCGTCTTTTTCTTTTTCTAATCTCGCTAACTCTTCTTTGCTTATTTCGCTGCCAGGTAATTTAGCATTTTCTATTTTGGTAGTTATACCCATTAATTTACCATGTATAGTTCTTTGGCTTTTTCTTTGGGCAGCCGTAGCTAGTTCATATCTCATGCCACTCATTACATTAGATGCCATATAAGGAGATTGTAAAGCTATACTTGTAAAAGCAGTATTTAAAGCAAAGTCTGTGCTAAATTGATCTAGATAACCTACATTTAGACCCATTATTTCTTTATCAATAAATGCTGTTCCTAAATTAACAAATGATTCTTCTAATAATTCTGAACCTATACCAGCACCAAACCTATATCCAGATTTTAAAGTTTCAGTTAGACCAAACTTTAAACTTTTTCTATAGGCACTAAATAATCCGCGCGCTTTATATGCTTTACCTACTTTTTGCAAATTACTTATAACTCTTAATGATCCTATTCTTTCACCTATCATATCCATACCACCATAACCTACTGCAGCAAAAATTCTTCTCCATACAGCACCTTCACCTACTTTAAGACTGGTAGCATTTTCATAAAAATCCAACTCTGAAAGTAAGGTATTTTTCATTTCTTGAGTTAATTCTGGATTTATTTTATCAGTTAAATTACCATTTGCATCTTTTAAATATAAATCATTTTGTATTTGGGCTATTTTATTTTTACCTTCAAATTCAGCTAAACTTAATTTACCCCATTGATCTCCAGATCCACTAACAAAAAATGTAGCCATAGTTGCATTTTGTGCCATTTTATTGGCTGCCGCAAGAGTAGCTTTTTTAGCAGCTCCTTGTAGGCCCATAGATATTATTTTGCCCCCAAAATTACCTATAATTCCTCCTGGAATTAATGTGGCTCCAATACTAAAACTATTATCAGTGATTAAGTTTAATAAATATCTCCCATACCCAAAACCTTCTTTGCCAAAATCATTACTACCTAATGACTCAGAAAATGTTCCCATTTTTTCTGTAGACATTTTGTAATAGTTTAAACCAGATTCATATATACTCTTGGATAATTCTTCATTTCCAAAAGCACCAGCAATACTTGAACCCACAGAACTCATTAGTACATTGGCACTTGCAAAAAATTGAGAATCAATTGTAGCAACCATTTTATCCCATAAATTATAATTTAATGCCCCTGCTTCAAGAAGCATACCATAATCATCTAACTCTTCTCCTTTTTTTTCTAATAATTTAACTTCTTCTTGTATATTGTTTAAAGCTGTTATTTCTTGATTTAAATTTTTTATAGCATCACTACTGTTATATTCTTCTATTATATTTTCATAATTTTCAAAATCTCGTTTATAAGCCCATAAAACCGTGGGAGGTGTCGACTTATTGATTTCTCCATAGCTTTCAAGCTTTGACTTAGCAGCGTTTAATTTATCTATAATTGGTTGTGATTTTTTTAATGCTGTATTATATGCTTTTTCTGCATTTAATCCACGCTTTTCAATATTTTTATACTGATCATTAAAACCTCTAGATATTTCTTCTGCCGATCTAAACGATTTTAGTTCAAAAGTGTGTGTTTTACCTTTACATTCTAATGTTACTTTTTGGCCAAGAGGTAAAGTATTTGCTACATCACTATTTCCACATCCTAATTCTTGAAATCTTAATTTTTCATTTAAATTATATTCTAAAGCTTCAACAGATCCTTTTGCAAAATCTACACCAAGATATTTTTCCATACCTGGTGCTACAATTGACATTATTTCACTTTCTCCTTTTACACCAAATATTCTTTCAGCAGCCCGTTTTTGGTCAGCTTTTCTAGCGGCATCTATATCTTTTTGGTTAAAATTATTATAAGTAAGTGAGCTTAAATCATAACCAGATGCTTTAAAATTTTCTAATTGTTTAGATATTCCATCTTCATCAACACTAAAATTAAATCTTTTTATAAGGTCTTGATCAAATTCTTCTTGGATTTTATTGTCCATTATAGCCGTTAAATCCTCGCTGTTATTTCCTTCTCGTAACCAATTACCAAAAGTAGCGGCATCAAACCCTTTTTTTACTTTAAAATTTCCATCTTCATCTTGTTTAAAAAGATTTTTATCTGCGCCTAATTTAAAAGCTTCTCTTAAAAACTCTTGATATTTTTCTTCATTTTTATCACCTCCTTTATAAAAATGATGATAATTACGTTGATCAGGTCTTGTACTCTGGCGTCCGGTTGTTGAATTTATACCTAGTTTACTAAAATAATTTTCTAAATCTTTTTTATGACCTTGCTGAAGATCTGATAATACGTTGTTTATTACTTCTTGTGCTTCTGAACCTAAGGTTCCAATATCACCCCCTGAATCCACTGTGTCCTCAAAATCTGCAAAAGCTTCATTAGAAAACCTTCTATACTTATCCCATTGTGTAAATAAAGGCTTCCATTCATCTAAATGATAATCAACTGGATCTTTACCTCCAAGGTTTTTCTTAAATTCTTTAGCTTCGGCTATACCTATATCTCCACCTTTACTTTCGCCAGATCTTCTTTTAAAATATGTATCTCTGTCTTTTTTAAATTTTTTAGATGCAGCTTCTTGACAACGTTTTAAAGCATCACCAGTTAAATTCTGTTGATCACAGGGTTTATTAATATCAAAATCTGACATAAATTTTTATTGCATTAAAGTTTCTTCAGCAACCATTTCAGCAGAAGCATTATTAGCTAATGGCTGTTCTTCTTGTGATTGTTCTTGTTGTGTTTTAGGTTTTGGATCACCTAAGGGAAATTCTACACCTATTTGTGTTTCTAAATACCATTTTTTATAATCTTCTTGAAACTTTAACTGTTGCTTATCTGTTAAAGCTTTGTAAGGATTTAAATAAAAACCTGTAACAGTTGCTAACATGTTATTATTAAAAGAAGTTACTTGATCAAAACTTTGAGATTCTTCTAAAAGACCAGAGGTTATTTTATCCATTTCAGTATTAAACTGTAAACTATCTCCAATAGCTTCTTTATCTATTATATAAAAATCTTGAACTAAGTTATTTCCTATATCTTTAGTATTTATTTCTAACTCTCCGTCTTTTTTCTTTTTTCTATATGTTTCAGTAACACCACCTGTTAAAGCTTGGTTAGCTTCATCAGATCCTTGTTGTTCAACTTCAAATATTTCTGGACTAGAAAATTTAAAATTTTCATTTTGTTCTAATGTATTAGGTATACTTAAAAACATTTCTTGAGATTCAGACAGTTCATTTAATTTATTTATAAATATCCTTTCCACAAATCTACCATCTTTTTCATATATTTCAAAAGCTAATTTATTTAAATCATCATCAACCATTTTAATCTCTAATTTTCCAGCTAAATCACCATTTATTATATTTAAAGCTAAAAATCTACTCACAGGTGTTCCTATTAAATCTAAACCACCCATTAAACCTGCATTTTGCATCATTTCGTCCCAAACCTCAGTATTACTAGCTAGGTTTTCTAAACCTGCTTTAACAACTTGTACACTACCTAATATTTTATCAACTGCTTTTCTATCTGCAACTGGATTATCACTAGTTCCGTTTTGTAAATCTAATTGTAATTCTGAATATAATTTTACTAAAGGATTAAATAAATCAGCAAAATCAATAGGTTGAACTTTACTATCGCTTTCACCTAAATCAAATGCTAGTCTGGACTGTGATTCAGATATAGCAAACTTTATTTGCTCATTAAGTTTTTTATTTTCTAATAATTTATCTTTCAATGCCATAACTTTAATTATATTTTAATAATCCCGCGTCTTGTGTTTGTGATGTGTATTTATTAGTTGTTGTATTTAGTACTGCATCAGCAAATGTAGAAGCATCTGCTCCACCAATAACAGCTGCACCAACTCCTTTAGCCGCTGCGCCTGCAAAACCACCTATTGCACCCATCATTGCTTGTGTTCCTTGATTGTATGCTGCAGTTTCTCTTTGTTTAGCACCTGAAAGTTGCCCTCTTGTGTACTGTATTTTACTATCTTGACGTCTTTCTTGTGCATTAAATGCGAATGATCTACCTTGTGCATCAGCTTGTTGCATTCTTTGTCCTTCACCTATTTGTGTTTGTTGAACTCTAATACCTTCGTTCATCTGTAATTGTTCAAGTTGTTGCTGGCCTTGAGCTCTAAGTTTTTCATTTTGAGCCTCTTGATTTTCAATACTTGCTGCAACACCTTGTTTACTTTGTAACGCAGCTTGTGCTAAAGCAGTTGCGCCACCAGCACTTGCGCCTGTAGCTCTTAAAGTATCTAATGTATTTGCTAAAGCAATATCAGTTTGTTCCATTTGGATTTCTGCTCCTTTTGTAGCAACACCTAAATTAGCATATGGATTACTTAATTTACCACTTAAGTCTTTAGCTAAAGAACTTAAATCTTTAAAATTATCATATGGATTGATTATTTTTTGTCTACTTTTTTCTAAGCTATTTAATTCGCCCCTTAATCTTCTTTTTTCTCTAGCTGCAGCTCTTTGTTGTCTTCTTGCTCTAGCAGCTCCAAAAATACCTTTTACAAGAGATCCTACAGCTGATATACCAGCTGAAGCTATCCCTGCTATAGCTAAAGGAGGTAAGCCGAGTTGCATGTTTGGATCTAATCCATTAAATAATAATTCTAATATATATTCCATGTTAATTAATATGATGATTCTACAGTTTCGGATGATACTGCAAATAATTCTTTTCTTTCATTTGCTACATTACTTAAACTAAATTTAACTGTACTAAAAAATCCTTTAATACCAGTCATATTGTTTCCAAATACTACTTCGCCAGCTGTGGCAGAAGAGTTATTAAGTATGTTTGCAAAATATTTATTTTCTTTTCTTTTAAAACTATTAGTAAATAGTTCATTAGAAAAATCTGTTAATGATGTTGGTAGTATATATTTAGATACTGGAACTAAAGCCGTATCCCCTGAACTTGCATTAAGAGAACTTACTGTCCAATCTCCACTACCTTCATAATTTATTGTTTGAAATACTTTAACCGTTGATGGTTGAGCATTTAAAACTACTGTTACTGTTGAATCTGAAACAACATCATAAAACTCACAATAATTTGCAGATCCATAATGTTGATATAGCTTACCTGTATTAGTTGTAAAAAACGTAGATGATAAACTAAATATCCAAGATGGTTTATATGTTAATCTACTAGCCCAACCTTGTACGCTTTCATCAAACGATAAAGTATTATAACTTGATGCTGTTTGTATAGATAGAATATAGTTTTTAGTGTGCATATCCCATCCGCCTACAACTTTAGTAACAGCTGTAGATGTTAAGTTATCTCTAAAGAAATCATGCATACCATAACCAGATATTTCTATAATTTCTCCAGCGCTTGATAATCTAAGTACACAACCTCTTTTTCTATCTGTAAAGTATTTTCTATAACCATATATAGCAAAACTTGTAGGATCAGTTGATATACCATATTCTCCAGCATAAGGAACTATTTGACCTATGACTAAATTAGAGCTTGTTACAGCTGCATTGCCCTCTGCAGAGTATATAGCATCTTTATCTATTAAAGCTCTATTAACTTTGTCTTCTTGGAAAATAATTAAATTTGTATCTTCTGCATATAACTTTTGTATTGACCCTTTTGCAGGATCTACTGATCTTGTTATATCTTCACCTACTGAAAATTCGTTTGTTTGGTTTATACCTGTTCTAGAATTAAATACGCCTGAATAAATCATTGTATTAAATCTATTTTGATTATTAGGATTATCCTCAACAATATGAGCTTTTACACCTAAATCAGTAATAGTGTTATTATAACCGCCTCTAATCCTAGCTTCTTCAACATACCAATCATTAGCATTATCATTATTATATGCTTGTGGTACATTCGCATAAGGTGCTGTAGGTTGCGGATTTGCATCCACAACATTAGATAATTTCTTCAACCAATATGAGTTAAAATATTTTAATTCTAATGTAGCAGCCATATTCTTTTATTATTACTTATTTTTTATCATTATTACACCCAGCCGGTTGCACCTGGCATTGGTTGTGCGCAAGTAGTAAATCCACTTTGACAAGCAACTGCATATGCACCAGAGTTACATATTTTTTCTGATATACTTGGCGCTATTTTTACACCATCTGTACCAAACTTAGCTGATACCTTAATTTGATCAAAAGGCTCTGTTGAAACTGTATCCGTATTAAATGTTCTAAACTCGTTAGCATTAGGGGTTACTGGACTTGTTAAGCCAACATTACTATAAAATAAATCTACATATTGAGCATAAGGTATTGGTGCATAATAATGTGTAGAGTTTGTAGCAACGCAACCATAAGAAGTTTGTGTAGCAGAAACATCATATTTGTATGCCTTAGGTGTTCCACTATCTTGAACATTAGCATTATTTTCAATTACACAATCACTGTAATATAAATCATTAGAATTTACCCAAGCACACACCGCATCTGCATTTACTAAAGCTTGTTGTGTTATTAATTCTGTAGCACAAACTGCATATTCGCCTACTTCATCAAAAGCAAAAGCTGAAGAAGCTTGTTTACCAACTGCATCACCTGCATCAAAAGTACTATTTATAAGTTGTCCTGTAGCGGCAACTGGATTTTGATCAAAGTTATTTATATCTGCTATTTGATTCCACGTGTTAGTACCATTAGGATCTCTATAATATACTTTCCATATAACGCTTGATTCAGTAAAAGAAAAACCTAATGAACTATTATTAGTAAAAGATTGTTGTATTATACATTGAAACACTACTGTTCCTTGCGATAATGCACCACCTATTTTAAATCCACCACCTTGTGAAAAACCTGATTGAGCAGCTGTAGGCGTAACAGGTAAATCATTAGAAGCTAAAGTACTGTCACTAAGATACCAAACTCCAACAACTGGATTAGTATTTATAGGTGCAGATAAATAATTTACACCCGGATTACCAGCACTACTATTTATTTTACAAGTTGATTTAGCGCCGGCATTAATAGCTGTAGCACCAACAGTTATTTTTTGAGTTTTAGTAACGCTTAAACTACCTGTTTGAGCAACACCATTTAAAACAGCATCTTCTATTTTTAATGTTAAAGTGTAAACACCAATAGGGGTATTACTAGATTTCCAAATTTTACCTGTTGTAGATTCTATACTAAAATAATTATTAGTGTTGCCAGCAGTTATACTATATAACAAATCATCTGCATTATTACTATTAGAGCCATTATTACCATCTCTTGTAACTATTGGGCTACCTACAGAATTTCCTGCATCTACAGCAACTGTTACATCTGGTAAACTTCCACCAGCAGTAAACTCAGGAGCAATATTACCTAAAGATCCTGTAGCTGTTACAGTACTAGTATCACCAGCGTTTGTTGTAAATGTAAATGAAAAAGTATATACATCTTTTGTAGAACTATCATCTCTAAAAACAAATTGATTATTTGCTGTTTGTAATTTATATCCTGTTCCTGAAGTTATTAAATTAAACTCCGCTGTTCTAGTCGTATCAGTGCCATCTTTAACAACCATATTTACACTTGAAATATCTGTATTAGCAAAGTTACTACCTTGGTTATTTTGTGGGTAAAATACACCGGTTAAATCAGTGCTTGCGGCCATGTTTTCATTTTGTGAATAGGACATGTTAGACAAAGCAGCTACTCCATCGAAGCCTGTTTCTACATCTGCATTTAAATCTGCTATTAAGCCTGTTGTAGATGTTTCATAAAATAATTGTAATGCCGATTCTGTAGGCTCAGTTTCAGCTACAGATAATTGTGGAACCATTGTAGCGTCTGTTATTCCTATTGTAGTAGTTCCTGAATTTAATGTTGCTAACCTAGCTATTAAAGGATTTGTGTCTAATTGATAAAAATTAGTTGGCGTAGTTATTTCACTTGTAGCCATTTTTAAATCATCAGCATCAGCTATAGTATCTGCAGTCATTGCTAAAGGTAGTACTTGAGTACCGCTAACATTTACAGGGAAAAACTGTACATTATCTGCAACTGTATTATTTACTCTACCGTATAATCTTACTGAACTTCTAAATTGTTTTTGTTCTGGCCCTACTTCTGATAAGTCTCGAGGAACTTTATTAATATTATCATTTAATAATACAACATGCCCTGTTTTGCCATCTTCATTAGTGGGGAATGTTACACTGCTTTGACCAGGATAGCCATCTAAAAATCCTGGAAAATAACAATTATAATAATCTTGTTCTTGTTGTTTAACAACTATTTTATAGGAATACCAACCTAAAGGATTGTTAAGATTATATGCAAACTTTATATCTGGGTTATTTAAGTTTGATAAATATAACTCATTGTTTATTTCCCCATCTGTGGTAACAGTATAAGCTGGTCCACCAGTAACATTTGTTACTTTTACAAAATCAGTATATTCGCCTCTTAAATATGAGTTAGTTACAGGTATACCGCTAGTATCACCACCATTTAAAGTAAAAGTATAAGTGTTATTATTTATTGTTGTAGCAACACCTGTTGTGTTAAAACCATTTGATATAGCGTCAGCATATAAACCAGGAACACCTGTATTAGTATTTTTAACACTTGTAATAGAGCTATTGATTACAACTTTTAAAGCATCTCCCCACCATTCTTTCAAGTTTTGTGTACTTGATCTATATGGGTGATAAAAAGTTGAACCACCAAAAAATGTTCCACCTACGCTAACACCATCATCTACTGAAGATAAAATTACTGATGATTGTCTTCCAAATTTATCCGCTAATATAAAACCAACTTGATAATTTCTATTTTGTTTTAATGTGTGATTAGGGTATTCTGCCCATGTTTCAAAAGCAGTCGAGCTTTTTGCATTAGCTCCTACATTATAATTTAATGAAGCAGGAGGTGTATGTTGACTTTGAAAATTACCATATATTACTCTGTTGCCCGACACTTCTTGAGCTAAAGCTTTAACAGGTACTTTGTCATATACTCTTACTGTCTGTCTTTCAGGAAGTGTTTTATAAGGTTTTCTGGATTGATAATCGTATGTATAAGTGCTAATAGCTGTAGATAAATCGCTAGTTTGAACCGTATCTAATACTTTAACTGCCCTACCATCAGATTCTTTATATAATATATCTATTTCAGTTATTTTATATGTATCAGCAGCTTGATCTCCTAATTTAGTTTGTACATCTGGAAGAGGTATTATTAATTCTACATTTTGTACCCCATTTTGCATAAAATCTAAAATAGTACTTCTATAAGCGGCATCTTCATTGCCATCTAAAAAATAACCTTTTTGTTGTGGAATAAAGGCAGGTTGACTAAAAGGAGCCATTAATGAATATTCCTCATCATCAAATTTAAATCTATAACTAAATCTTACAAATAAATCTTCTAAAAAATCTGGATCACCAGGCCAATCAACACCTCCATTAAAATCATAAGTAATATCTTTACCCGTCATTGTTGTTGCCAAAAACTTAACTGTATCAGTAGCTAAAACAGCAGAAGCAGGAGCAGCATTTAAAGTTACTGTAGTACCTGATATATTGCTTACATATAAATATTCTGAAGCTGCAATTTTAACAGCACCAGCATTTGTAGTAGCTACAACCAGCATACCTTTTTTAATATTAGCATTTGATTGTGCTAAAGTTAATGTTGTTGATGGAGGACAAGTGGCACCTGTTACCTCAACAGTTTTTAATAATGTTAAAGCTTGATAAGGATTATATTTAGCAACTGATATTTGATTTTCTTTTGTATAATAACCTAAAGACTTTGTAACATTTATTTTTCTAGGTTGATTTAAATTATCAGTCCAAAATAATAAATTTTCTACTAAATTAATACCTGTAATTACATTATTTTTACTAAAATTTAAGAAACTACCTTCTACTAATTTTGTATAAGTATTATTAAAATATTTATATATATAATGAACAGCATTATCTGTTAAAAATAAATATATAGTACTATTATTATCATCAGCAAAATAACCAATAACTTCTAAATTAGCATTACCTAAATCAGTTCCTGGGACTAAAGTATTACCTAATACATTTTCTAAAGCGCCTATATCATCAGCTTCTGATTTACCTACAGATATATTCTGCGCATCACGATATTCACCATTAGGTACTAGTCTATCATCCAAGTCTTTATTCATCTTGGACTTTAAGAAACTATTTTTAATTTCAGCCATATTTAATATTTAATCCATTTAGATTTATTCCTCATTACTTGAACTATTTGATCAAGTTTAATATTAGATAATCTAATTTTAGCATTTCTTAATTTAGCGCTTCGTTCTCTTTTAAATCTTTGAACGATGTATTCTTGTACACCTACGCTTGTAGATAATATTGAGTATAATATATGAGCATATAAAGCTTCCTCTGCCATTTTAGGTATCTTCGCATCTAAATCATAAGCATTACCATCTGATATATATTCTAATGTTATAAGTTTGTTCTTTAAATCACTTGAAAAAGCAAATAAACCTTTTCTATCATCAATTATAAACCAACCATTTCTTTGACTTGTTTCAGGATTTAATCCATATCTTTGGCCTAAAGCGCCATCATAATATGTTTTCCAATATATATCCGCTATTTCATAGTCATTTATATAAGCTCCACTTATTCTTCTTGGGTCATTAGCATCCCATTTTTTTGTTATTAAAGATGTACCTTCTAAATTAGAATTACTACTATCTTGAGTTGGTACGCCTAAATCATCTTGAACTGGTGCTGAATATGGTCTTAGTGTTAATTCATTTGCAGGAAATATAGTATGTAAAACACCCAAATTATCCGGATATGCTAGTCTAACATAGTTAACATAATCTTGGGGTATAATAATCGAAAGACTATCAGGGACTGTTAATTCTTGTGATCTTACACTTTTTAGTGTGTCATAACTAAATTCTTGTAATCCACGTTTTGCATGAAATATTACATCAGTTCTTTTTACACTAGGTATTAATTTTCCAGGTCCTACGTAAGCTATTAAAAAATTATTAATAATATCATCTAATTTAGTATACTCATAACTACCGTGCATATCCCATAATGTATCTTCATTCATTTGAATTTTAAGATAATTACCGGATGTTAGTGATGCGGCTACTGTAATTATATTATTACTTTCTGTCCAAGGGCTAGCAAATTGAAAAGTTAATACATCTAAGTTATTTACTTGAACAGCTAGATTATCAACACATGTAAAGTCTGCATTATTATTTATTGTTTGTATCACGCCTACTAATGATCCATCAGCTTTTAAAATAGTCATTCCAGCCAATATATTATTATTACCCGGATTTATAGTTACATTTTTTTGGTTTGTAAGTTTTTGAGCATTTGATGTCCCATTTGTTGCTGTAGCACTAGGTGTTAATTCAGTCCACGTATTTGCATTAGCACTCGTAAAAACTTTAAAATTATTTAAATTATAACTATTAGCTGCAGGATCCGAACTACCAAATACTAAATTTGTGTCAAATGTACTTGTAAAAGTTTGTCCAACTCCAGTAGAACCTATTGTAAACTGCTGTGCTCCAGCGTAATATTGTCTGTTAGTTTCGGTGATTAAACCGCCATTAGGTATAGGCATAATTTATTAACTTTTTTGATTTATATTTTCTTGTTGAATTTGCGAAGCCGCCACTTGTATTACTTCTGGATTTCTAATAACAACTCCAGCATATAACAATATTTTTAATATTAATTCAACTTGTTCGCTAGCGTGTAATTCAAAATTACAAGATGAAGTAGGTTGAAAAATATACTGTGCTCCAGAGGTAAAAGACCATATTGGAGGTATAGGCTTTCTAACATAAGTAACAGAAACACCTGAGTTTATTTGATCAGGATATAATCTAATTAAATTGTTTGAATATGTATATATAGGGTTTGTTATAGTAGGTTTTGTAAGATTAGAACTTAATAAATGATATAGTTCATGAGAACCTACTTTCTCGGCTTCTTCTGTTGGCAAAGCACCAACTTGATATAATACTTGACCTAATTTGTGAAATTGTTTAGGGTAAAGATTAATTATTATTATTTGACCAGCTGATGGTTGATTAACAAGCGTTAATGTTGCGCCGCTCAAACTGTAATCTGTTGAAGCTAACTCTATTCCGTTTACAAAAACATTTGTGATAGCTCCGGAGTTAGATAAATTTAAAGCATCTCCAGTTAAAGTATATGTTAAACCAGGGTTTGCGGCTGTAAATTGTTGCGTTGCAGACGCAGCTCCTGAATATTGAGATGGTAATTTAAAATTAGGATTTGAATATGTAGCGTTTGCAGATGTTTTAAAAATTTGTAGTTTTTCGTCTAAACTTACAACTCTGTCTGAGTAATCTACATCAGCTTGTGGCACACGTAATTGCTGATTTAAACTATCAAAATATGTTTCAAATATTTCAAGTTGTGATTGAGCACCTATTTTATTAAATTCCAAAGGTGTCATATAACCTCTTTGTTCTTTGTTTAGTATTAATAAAACGGTTTGATATACAGTGTTTACGTTTATTGCCATTTTAATATTTTATGTGAATAACAGCTGGGCCACCGAAGTGACCCGCTATTATAATTATAGTTACATGTTTAATATAACTTTTTCTCTATTGTTTTAAAAACTTCTACACCTTCATCAGTCTTAAACCATGCGGCTAGTGCTGAATATGGATTTTCATCAAAAGGAACCGTCATTAATTTTCTATCATTTGAAGCCCAATGAAAAGTTCTTTGATCTTGTGATAGTTTAATAATATTTTGTTCTGTAGCTTTAATTCCTGTGTTTCTTAAGCCCACATTTTCATCAGTAGCTATTTGCATAAATGCACTAGGATTTTTCTTAGCCATTAAAAGTAAATCTCTTTTAATTTCTTTTGAAGTCATAGAAGCAACAGCAGAACCTTTTTCAACTCGTAATATTGCTTCTGCATGTTCTATTTCGATATCTTTTGCAAACATTAAAGCTTCAATTTCAGCTGTTAAGTTATCAACTTCATCTTCAGCTTCCTTGTGAGGTAAAAATTCTTTATATGTTGCGTTTAATCTTGGATGATATAAAGATAAAAGTTTTTGTAAATTTTGGTGTTCTTTTTTTACATTCAATACACCGTTTTCAAAAACAATATGCCCCATCATTATTTCACCTTTTTGTTCGTCTACAAACGGTGAATTTTGATTAGTTGCATATCTTAATTCTCTTTGTTCGTTTTTTTCAGGATCAAACCACAATAAAGGGTATCTTGTTGAATGTCTTGATCCTAATCTATATGTTAAGGGCGATTTATCGTGTAATAAAAAATAAGTTCTATCTTTTATTTCCCACCCTGGAGTTTGAGGTTTTTTAACCTCTACTTGTTTTTTTACTTGTACTGGTTCTTCAACCAATACTTCTTGTTTTTGTTTTGCCATAATATAATATAATTTAATAAAAAATAAAAGCCCAGGGAGCCGAAGCCCCCTTTGCTTTTAATAAGAATAATCTTAATTCTTGAATAATACGAAGTTATTCGCAGCTTGAGTTACTAGACATCTTTCAGATAACCAGTTAACTACCATCTCATCAACTTCAGAAGTGTAAGCACCACCAGCAGTACCAGTGATCCAGTTTTTATATCTTCTGTCGTCAGCTTGAGAAGCTCTATATCTTACGTGCAAGAATGGTCTTCTAATGTTTGTACCTAAAACTTGGTCATACACTGTTGAAGTTCCAGCAGGAACTAAAACACCATCGATGTTGTTTACTGAAACAGCACCTCTTGTTGACGCATCATTTAAGTATTTCCATGAAGTTTTATAGAAGTCATATGAACCTCTTCTAAAACCAGAGAAACCAAGATTTAAAGCCATGTCAGCTGAGTTTTCAAATAAACCGTAAGCAACACCGCCTAGACCACCTGCAGAAATTTGTCCTAGCATGTCGTCAAATTCTAAATCCATGTCTCTATTTAAGAAAAGCATATTTTCTTCGATAGCACCTTGAGTATCAAGATTTTTAAGTACTGAGTCAAAGTCAGAAATACCAGTTGCACCAGCAAAACCAGTGAATATGTTACCTCTATCTTCAATAGCAGCAAATAAACCTTGAGAACCATGAGCTACAGCATTTCCACCAGCAGCTGTAAAACTGTTTACATTTGCTGAGTTAGCAGCAAAAGATTTACCACCAGCACCTGAAGCTAATTCTGCTTCAACCATTGCCATTTCTAAGTAGTCATCAAATCTTAGTCTTGTTTCAGACTCAGATTTTAAATACCATAAGTATCCTGATGTACCATCTTCTGTAGCAACTTCTACCCAACCAATTTGAGCCATATCAGAACCGTTGATAGCATATCTATCTCTGATGATGATTGGTTGATTAGCATATTGTTGGAACTGAGGTTCAATTGATTTGTCACCCATGCTAGATCCTTTTGCATATAATGAACCATATACAAAAATCTTAAGGTTTGTAGCAGCAATACCTAAGGCATCCCAGCTATTTCCTACAAATGTATATGCAGTTACATCAGTTGTGTTACCAGCACCAGCAGCTACTGCACCAACGATACCTTTTAAAGTTACACCCGTATCAACGTTCATAACAACGATAGTATCATTTTCAAAGATAGCATTTTGGATAGTTCCAGCATTAGTAGGAATGTTAAATACATCCGTACCAGCACCAGGACCAGTTAGTTTACAACCAGTATATGCAATATGTAATCTATTTTGTTCAGACCAGATAACCTGATCAGATGTCATTGGCATTTCAGCGCCAACCATTCTAAGGAAACCAGATAAAGTTCTGTTTCCATATCTTTCAACTTCTTGTTCATAGATCTCAGGAAGATACTGCTGAATGAAGTCATTTGCGCCACCTGTATTAAACGACAGGTAGTTGTTTTGCAAAGTTTGTTGTTTTTGAGAAGGTACTATACTTCCAAAAACAGGAGCGATTGATCCCATAATAATTTAAAATGTTTTAGTTAAATTTACGTGTTTTGATTTTTAATTGTGAAGAATCCATACCACTAATAGCTTTAACTTTTAATCCACCAACAAATACATTACCAGGATCTGTAGATCTTGCTTCTGTATTTATATTTTTAGATTTTGCACTTAAATCTTTTATTGCATCGGCTTTGCCTTGCTCATAAAAATGTTGTGCAATAGTATCTGCATTTTCAGCGGCATAAATAGCTTTATGATAACCTTTCACATCTTGTATATTACCATTATTATCCAAGAACTTCTTGATAGTATTAGTAATATTTGATTGGTTATCGGCAACTTCATTAACATTTTTTATTCCATATCTAAACTTTTTTTCTCCTACCGAAAAATCAAAACCTTTGAACTCGGGACCAAAATAATCTTTAGTGTTAGACTTGAACGTTTCATGTTGTTGTTCTGCTACTTTCTGCTCTTCATTGTAGCGGTTGAAAAAGTCCATAGCTTTTTGTTGGTCTTGAGTAATACCAGGTCTTAATTTAATTTCCTGATAATATTTATCTTTCAAACCTTCTAAATGCTGTTTGGCTTTTGCAACTTCTTCTTTGTATGCGAGTTTTGCTTTACGCACTTCTCGCGGCTCATCTACATCTTCGTCCCATGAAAAATTATCTTCAATTAAAAAGTTAATTTCTTCTGAGTCTAAATGTGATTTCGTTTGCGAATAATACTCTCTTAATAGAGTATCATTATCTACGTTTGAATAATCATGATTTAATCTTACATAATCTTCTAATGTACCACCAGTTTCATTCATAAAGTCAACGACTTTAACAATATTTTCTGGTAACGTAGTTGTATTTTCTTTTAGTACTTCATCAGATATAACAGCTGTTGGTCTGTTAGATTCTTGTACCATTTGTTCACCGATTTCAATAACTTCTTCTTCCTTTTCAGGTTCTTCTATTATTTCTTCTATTATCGGCGTTTCTTCTTCTTTAGATTCAACAACGGAAGCGGGCTCTTTATCGGATTCTCCTCCTTTAACTTCCACCTTCGGTATATCTCCGGATGGTTTATCATCAGGTAATTCTTTTGTTTCTCCGACTTGAATGGCATCTTGTTGTTCTATTTTTTCTTCAGTTTTTTCAACTGGTTTAGATAAATCTACTTTTATAGGTTCATCATTTTTTACTAGTTTTTTAGGTTTAATTTTAACCTTAAGCTTTCCAGCTTTCTCTTTTGTTTCTGACATAATATAATAATATAAAAATTAATAAGAATTTATTTACATAAATTGCTCTAAATTTAATCCACTATCATCTTTAAAATCGATGGGCAATGAATTATTTTTTCTTTGGTCTATCATTTTAGACTGTTGAGTTGCTTGAAGTTTCGTTCTATTGTCTTTACGATCTTCAATTTCTTTTTCTTTAGCTTTTTGATTTTCAATTTCTGCTTGCTTAAGCTTCATATCATATTCAAATTGTTGAGCCATTTGTTGTTTTTCTATTTGAGCAGCTGTTTGCATTCTTTGAATTTCAAAATCTGATTTAGCTTTTTCAAATTGAACATTTGTTTCATTTAATGCTTGAGCTTTTTGAACATCAGCCATATTTGCTTTTTCAGCAGCTTCAGAATTAGAATCTGCTTGGGCTTGAATATTAGCCATTTGAGCTTGTTGATCAGCTTGTTGTTTTTTTGTTCTCTTATATTTTAAAACTTGATTTGCTAATTGTAAATTTTTAATTTCTCTAATATCAATAGCATCTTCAAGGAATATTTGATTTTGTTGTAAAGCCATTTGAATATTTTGTTCAAGCATAGCTTTTTCTTCCTCTTCTGGTTCTAAATCTAAAAATACACCAAAATCATAAAGATGTAAATTATCTATTTCTTGTAATGTAGCAACATTAAATTTACCAATACTTGCCTTTAAAGACTCGCTAGTAAGTTGGAAATCTAACATATCAGAAACACGCAAAGAAATATTTTCACAAGTTCTCAATGTTAAATACAGCATACTATTCAAAATATGTTTAGTTGCTGTATTAGAAGCGTTAGCTGCCATTTTTTGTAAACCAACTAAAGCATTTTTATCAGGCAAGCTACCATCTCTAGCTTCATTGAGCCCGGTTACATCTCTTATCATTTGTAAATAATACTGATAAGTATTAATTAACGAGCCTATTTTACCATTAGCAGATGATGTTTGTAATTCTTGAATAGGCACTTTACCTCTATTTGGATCACCATCTTGAGTTAAAGATCTACCAACTATACTACCGGTTTGGAAATACATATTAAGTGCTTCCTGTGGATTATAATTAGTACCATTGCCTAAATCAACTTCGGCTAAACCGTCTACATCTACAAATACACCATCTGGTACCATTCTAGCAATTACTTGTTGTAATTTTAAAGATGTTAATTGAATCATATCAGCAAATCCCGTAATACGATTTACTAATGAATCAATTCTGCCTTGATACATATGAGGGGCTACAATGCTATAGTTCATATTAACTTTCGTTAAATCACTTTTGGGTCTTGTCATATGAGTACACATTTCCCATCTTAACATTTGCTCTACACCTAAAACTTTAGCTCCACTGAATAATACTTCAATTGATCTTGATACTCTATCAAAATTATCACTTGGTGGTGGGTTAAAAAAGTCAGGTTTTTCTAATGCTTTTTCTAATCCTTGTTCTGTATGTTTTAATTTAAATACTTGATCTATATAAGTTTTGTATTCAAAATACATAACCTGCACTAAATCATTATTATAAGGCCCTCTCTGATATCCCTCTCTACCGGGATATTTTTGAATCATTTTTAAATCTTCATTAGTTAAATCAGGAAATTCCTTTTTTAACTCAGCAAGAGTTATTGATTTAATTTCACCTACATAATATATATCTTGAAAATTTGGATCATTTGTATATGACCAAACCATATTAGCAGGATTTACATAATCTACTACAACACCTTCAGATTTATTAAAATTAGTTTTTACAGCTCCTATACCTATAGTAACTATATCTTCAACTAATCTTTTCTTAGTTAATTCGTATTTATTAAAATCTAATACATTATTAATTACTTCCTCTTCAGCTATTTCAACTGATTGTTTGTAATTTAATTGCATATGAACTTCTAACTCCTCTTTGTTTTGAGGTAAGTTAGCTGGATCAAGTGAGCTGTATATATCAACTCCTAAATTTTGTTTTATGCTATCTAACAATGGTTTACTCATCATGTCACGCATAATAGAGTTTGCATAGTTAGTTCTCTGTTTTGTTGAAAACGGATCTTGAGCAAATGCTTTTACATCATAATTTTTAGATGATATACCGTTAACTACTATATCTACAAATTTAGGTATAATAGGCACCGGCTTCCAGTCTAAATTTAAATAGCTTAAGTCACCATTAATAGATAACTCATCTTTATATTTTTGAACAGATTGTTCTCCACGAGCATATAATCTTAACCTGTTAAAGTTTTGATAACCAGTGTGCCATTTACCACTGTTTATTCTACCACCTCTAAACCATTCATATTCAATAGCTTGTCCTACTTGCAAACCATATTCCCAACTAAGCTTTTCCGCAACAGGTACCACCTGACTAGGAAAGGAACTATTAGTACTCGTATTAATCATTTATTATTATTTTTGATTTATAGCCTTTATTATCATATTTAGAAAAATTTAAATTTACTTTTTCTTTAATAACTTCAGCCACTGGTCTATATTTATTTTTATTGCAAGCCATAATAGCTAAACCTGAACTTATTGAAGCGTCATATTTAGTTCTATTATTTATATCAAATGCAGCCCAATCTTCAAGTGTTCTTTGAAAATACATTGATCCATATTGTTCGTTATTGTAACCTACAAAACTTTCAATATAAGATTCAATAGCAGCGGCATGCGCTTGTTTTACATCCTCACTTGAATTAGGTATACCACCTATTTCTCTTTCAGCTACAGATAATTTATATGCTGTTTTATCTGGACGATTCATAGAATAATTTCTATAACCTCTTCTTTTTAAATAATATAACAATCTAGGTTTATTATTTTCTGCTAAAATTGGCATACCATAAAAATGTAATGCCATAAGAACATCCTCAAAAAACATATCTGCTGTTTGTGGCCGTGCAATATATTCTAAAAAGAATAAATTAGGAGGACCATCCATTGTAAATTTTGTTAAACCGTGAAGAGAACCTTTGGATCCTTTACCATCTACTGTTCCAGATATATCATAACTATCACACCCAAAAGCACCTATATGCTCATTAGCTGGATATTTACTACCATTTTTAACAATATATCGATTTTGTTGATGTTTATCTGGTACCCACGATATAAAAAATCTACCTTGTTTACTAGGAAAAAATTGTACACTAGTATCTTTGACACCACCTTCCCATTGAAAATTACCCTGAGTTATTACTCCAGAGTATTTTAAATCTTCATTAAAATCTATTTGTTCGTAAATTTTTGTTAAATTAAATATAGATTGTTTTGTTTCATCTCTAAACGCATGTTTTTCAGTACGTGGAAACTGTCTATATAATTCATTAAGTGCGTCTGAGTCGTTCTTAAGGCCATCTACCTCATTTTCCCAGTGTTCAATAACGCCGATCTCAATCTTTTGACCATCGATTCCTTCAACTTCTTGTTTTGGAGTATCAAAGACAGGGTGTCCATAAGTATCAATGTATCCTTCGTAGTTCCATTCCATAGGTATGAACAAAGAATATAATCCTGAGCTAGTCTGTCCATTGCGGTTTCTTTTGGTAACATCTGAGTCATAATAAAGTTTTTTGTAGTTTCTACCACCTTTGTCAAGAGCATTGCTCGTTGAACCCATCATACATTTACCAATAATCTTACTACCTAATCTTAACGTTGTTTTGGTAACTCTCCAGTTATTGAGAATATTTTCAGGTTTTTCCCATTTTCCCGCCTCATCATGTACAAGTAACGCAAGTTTTTCTCCGTCATA